GCTATGGATACAATCCCGGTACTGGTGGTGGAGGAGGTGGTTCTAGTAGTGCAGGAGGAAATGGTAATTTTGCTGCGGCGGGTGGTACAGGAACTTCATCATCAATAACAGGAACATCTGTTACTTATGCTGGTGGTGGTGGAGGTGGTAGTTTTTACTCCTCTGGTGGTACTGGTGGTGGAGCAGGTTCTGCTGGCGGTGGCAACGGCGGCGATTATTACGGTTACAACGGAACAAGCGCATCGACAAATACTGGAAGTGGTGGTGGTGGTAGTGCTGGTGCTACAGGTGGTTCTGGTGGCTCAGGCGTGGTTATTCTGTCAATACCCACTACATATTATTCTGGAACTTACACGGGAACTTTAGCAGCAACATATCCAAAAGTAGTTGGATCAAATACTGTTCTGTTCTGGACTAGTGGTACTGGAACTTATACAGCATAAGAATGAATATTATCGCTGAAACTCCGCCTAACTAAATATTAGACACATCTAACTAAATATTAGATAGAGTTTTTTCTTATAGGAACACCAAAATGGCGGGATATTCCAATATTTTCATTAATCAAAACGAAACGTTTATTACACAATTAACGTTGACAGATTCCAATGGAAATCCTTATAATCTTACTACTTTTAGTATAGCAAGTTCTGCAAGACGTTCATATTTTTCAGCAAATACCACAATTAATTTTGTTGTGTCTGTTATTGATGCAAATAATGGTATTATTCAATTATCTGCAAATTCTGCAACTACTGCCAATATTGTATCAATTAGCGGTGCAAATATGGTATATGATGTTTTGTTAAAAAATCCTGCTTCTAATAATATCACTAGAGTTTTAGAAGGACAAGTGATAGTTAATCCGGGTGTAACTTATTACACTGCTGTATAATGGTCACAGTAACAGTCAATCCAGTTAGTTCCATCGATGTACGTACCAATCAATCTCAATTTCATCAAATTCTAGTGCCAATGCTGCAACATCTAATGCTGTATTACAGGCAATTGCTACCGCATTGGCATTCGCTATAGCTCTGGGATAAATATAACTATAGGAGAAATCATATGGCCACAATTTCAAACAGAACAGATTTTACTAATTATTGTCTAAGACGCCTTGGTGCGCCTGTTATTAATATTAACGTTGATGATGATCAAGTGCAGGATCGTATTGATGATGCGCTGCAATACTGGCAAGATTATCACTTTGATGGTCTACAAAAAGTTTATTATATCCACGCAATTACTGGTTCTCAAATAGTTGCAACTGCAGATATTTCAACGAACTTTGCTAATTCATCTACAATAGTTGGTGCTACATCAGGTGCAACAGGGAAAATAACAGGTTTTTCAGGAAATAACAATACGTTTATTCAACTTACTGGTGTGTCCCCGAGTGCAGTTTTTATTCCTGGTGAAACATTAAATTATTACTCAGCAAATGGTAATATATACAATACAACAGCCAACGTCTCTAGTTTTACTATTGGTGACGTTGACGCTAGATACTTAAATTTGAGTCCTACTTATACCGTTGATTCTGCTGGTAATTCACTTGACATCATTGGTGTAACCAGAATATTTCCAGTGACTGATTCACAAGCATCTATCAATATGTTCGATTTGAGATATCAATTGCGTTTGAATGAGTTATATGACTTCACAAGTGCCTCCTACATCAACTATACGCTCACACAGCAGCATTTAAGATCACTTGAACTAATGTTTACGGGTGAAGTCCCTATTCGCTTTCAGAGACACATGCAGCGTCTCTATATCGATTGGGCTTGGGGTGAAACTGAAGCTCCTGTTGGTCAAATTTGTATTGCCGAATGTTATGCATTGATAAATCCAGATGTTTATAATGCTGTATGGAATGATCGTTGGTTAAAAGAATATGCAACCGCTTTAATTAAGAGGACATGGGGTAACAACATTGCCAAGTTTGATAATCTTCAATTACCAGGTGGAGTAACATTAAACGGATCTAAAATTCAAGAGGAAGCGGTTACTGAAATCGAAAGACTTGAAAAAGAAATGGAAAATAATTACGGCGCGCCTTTGGAATGGTATATGAACTGATGTAATGGCTAACACTACATATAACAGAAGTATCAGACAACTTACAATTGCTTTTGGTAGTTTATTCAATAACATAACGTTAGTAAGATACAACCCAGATCAATCAGAACAAGAAAGATTCATTGTTCCGATTGGTTATTCATCAAAAGAACGATATGTAATGCGTCTACAAAGTGATCCAGATTTGGATAAAAAGGTTCAAATCACACTTCCAAGATTTTCATATGAAATGAATAATATGTCATATGATTCAACAAGAAAACAAAATACCAGCAATAGAACTTATTATAATAGTAATTCTGGTGTTAATGGTCAGTATAATCCTGTTCCATATGATTTTGATTTTTCTTTGTATCTCTATACCAGAAACATAGAAGATGGAAATCAAATAATTGAACACATCACTTCATACTTTACACCCGATTTCACTATAAAAGTTGATATGGTACCTTTAATGGGTATCGTAAAAGAAATACCTATCATATTAAATTCTATTGATTATGAAGTAGATTATGAAGGTGACAGAGAAAATGAAACTAGATATGTTATATGGACATTAAAATTTAAAGTTAAAGGGTATATCTTTGGTGGTATAGCTAATAAAATAGGTTTGATTAAAACATCTATTACTAATCTATATCAAAGTGTTCCTAATAATGACGTTGTTGTTTTCAATGTAACACCAGGAGGTAAGGGAAACTATCGTCCAGGTGAAATCGTTTATCAGGGTTATTCGGTAGAAACTGCTATAGCATTAGCAAAAGTTATTTCTTGGGATGCAATTCGATCAAATCTGTCTGTTATAAATATAATAGGTAATTTTGTTTCTTCTCAGCCATTGATTGGTTCAGTAACAAATTCCAATTACATATTTAATTCTTATGATTTTTCGCCAGTAAAATACTCACAAATCGTTGTTACACCAATGGCAACCGATTCTAATGCAAATAATATATTTGTTGCTACAACTACAATATTTGAAACTCCTAATAGTAATTCGACAATTGTAGTAACAAGAGATTTCTCAGGTGACTTGAATATTCAAATTGGTAGAGATGATCTAGGAATAGAACAGAATAACATATTAGATTTGGAAATTTAAGGTATCAAATGTCAAGAGTCATACAATTCAAAAGGGCAGCAAATACGGTAGTAGCAAATACTACTGGAGCCGATGGCGAGTTGATTATTGATATATCGAGTTATGCATTAACAGTACATGATGGTTATACATTAGGTGGAACTCGTTTAGCAACAGAAACATTTGTTTCAAGAATTTCAGCAGCAAACGTTGCAAATGCTGCATACTATGCATCAAATACTGCTAACTTGGCATTATTGACTGCTCAGAGTGCATATGCTTTTGCCAATACAGTTAATGCATATGCATACAGTTCTAATACTTTTTTACAAGCAAACGATGCTGTAATTTGGACTTATGCTAATTCTGCATATTCCGTTGCGAATATTGCTTCTGCTAATATTGCATTATTAATAAACGTTAATAATACTCAAAACACAAGTATTAATGCAGCATTTACACAAGCAAATTCAGCAAATATTTTGGCTCAGGCTGCTTATAATGCTGCGAATGCTGCTGGTTCTTCTACATTCACTCAAGCAGCTTTTGATAAAGCTAACTCAGCTAATATACTTGCTCAGTCTGCATATGCTTTTGCCAATACAGTTAATGTATTTACTCAATCAGCATTTACTCAAGCGAATTCTGCCAACGTATTATCACAATCTACATATGCTTTTGCTAATACAGTAAACACATATTCATATTCTGCTTATAGTGTTGCTAATTCGGCACAATCCAATACAGTAATAACTCAAGGCGTTGATTCTACACAAAATACTTGGATTAGTTCAAATTCAGCATTTACCCAATCAGCATTTAATAAAGCAAACTCTGCAAATATACTAGCACAAGGTGCTTTTGACTTTGCCAACACAGTTAATGTATTTTCTTATTCAGCATATAGTCAGGCGAATACAGCAAATACTAATGCACAGACTGCATACATATTAGCAAATACTGCTTATACAATAGCACAATCTGCATATGCATTTGCAAATACGATTGCTGGTGGTAGTTCAAATGATGGTTATGCCAGACAGACTGCTAATGCTGCTTTTGATAAAGCGAACTCAGCAAACGTACTGGCACAGGCAGCATTTAATAAAGCAAATACGGCAACTAGTCTGACTGGATTATTAGCAAACTCGGTTATCTTTGCAAACAGCACAGGATACACTTCTAACGTATCTGCGTTATCATTCACGACTTCAAACAATACTTTAATTGTTGCGAACATTACAGTACCGACAATATATACAACTTCTGGTGGTATTGTATTTCCTGATGGAACATCACAGACTACTGCTGGTGTTGCTACAGATGCATATGCTAGGACGACTGCAAATGCAGCATATATACAAGCAAATACAGCAAATCTAATTGCCAATACTGCCGCAGCAAATATATCTGTAATATTTGGTATTGACGCAACACAAAATACGAATATACAATCAGCATGGAATCAAGCAAACGCATCATCAATACTCGCAGCGAATTCTTATAATTATTCGAATACAATTAATGTTGTTGCTCAAAATGCTTATACTCAAGCAAATGCATCTAATGTTCTAGCACAATCTGCTTACAATCAAGCAAATGCAGAACCAATAGGAACTGGCGCTTTTACTCAAGCAAACACCAATTCTGCAAATATTTCAGTATTGTTTTCGGTCAATAACACACAAAATGTAAGTATTGCTTCTGCTTTTGATAAAGCAAATTCTGCGAATATATTAGCACAAGCAGCATTTAATAAAGCAAATACTGGCGGTTCAGGAGGAACAACTTTAATTACTTTTAGTCCATATGTCGATTATGGTTGGATCGGTATGACTGTAAGTACCGTACAATATGATTATGGTTCTCTATAAATACTATCATATCTAATCTAGGAATACAATGTCAGCAAATAATTCACTAATAGTTCAAGTCAGACGAGGTACGACTGCTCAAACAGCATCGTATACTGGTCCATTGGCTGAATTGATTGTAGACACAGATCAAAAATTAATATCAGTACAAGACGGTGTTACTGCTGGCGGTAATTATCTCGCACCATTATCCTTTGCTCAGGCGGCATTTGTTGCAGCCAATTCTACAGTTATTGGTTCCGCTGCGGCATTTACTCAAGCAAACTCAGCAAACGTTCTAGCGCAATCTGCATTTAATAAAGCAAATACAGCAAACTCAATAGCACAAGGTGCTTATGATTTAGCAAATACAGTAAACACATATTCATATTCAGCAAATACATTTTTACAGGCAAATGATGCTTTAGTATTATCTACATCCAAATCATATACCGATACTGCAAATACATTTCTACAGGCAAATGATGCTTTAGTATTATCTACATCAAAATCATATACTGATACTGCTAATACTGGATTAAAGTCTTATAGTGATGCAACTTATTTTAGTAAACAAGGTGGTACTGTATCAGGTAACGTCATAATTCAACAAAATTTAACTGTACAAGGCAACGTATCCTTTACAGGTAACGTAATATCCTATCAAGTCTCTGGTAATACTGGTCAATTCTTTGGTTATTCAAGTAATGGTTTTAATGCATTATATGCAGGTATTCCAACAGGTTATTTTGTTGACCCTCAATTAATAACACAGTTCACCGCTAATTATAATGGTTATGCTGGTGTTAATCATCAAAATATTAACTCTGGTGCAAATTCTTCATCTGACGTTTTCCTAACATCGGATAATGGCACCTTAATGGATGGTTTTCTTGATTTAGGTTTAGGTAGTAGTACTTACGCTTATCCAGGTTATACATTACTTGGCCCAAACGATGGATATTTAAACGTAACTGGAAATACATCAACTGGCGGTGGTAAATTAGTACTATCTACTGGTTATTTGAATGATATAGTTTTTGCGGTAAATGGTCAAAATATTGGTAATGATTTGATGCGTGTTTCTGCATCGAACAATAATATATTGATTTATCCTAATGTACCTAGTGTTAATACAACGAGTGGTTCTTTAGTTGTTACTGGTGGTGTTGGAATTTCTGGTAATGTATACGCATCAGGAATTTATGATAATGGTATTGAATTGGGTAATTATGCAAATACTATCAATGCCTATGCATATTCTGCCAATACCTTCTTACAAGCAAATGATGCCGTAATATATCAATATGCAGTTTCAGCATTCAATCAAGCAAACTCTGCGAATATATTAGCACAGGCATCTTATACATACGCTAACACACTAGCATCAGCATCTGGTTACACAGCAAACTCTGTCATCTTTGCTAATACGACAGGTTACTTATCCAACACAATCAGGTTATCTTATTATACATCAAATAATACCTTAGTGAGTGCAAATGCCAACGTTTCCACATCACTTTTTGTTGCTTACGGACCTTCAAAGGGTCTTGTCGATATTGCCAAAATCGCTTTGGCTCAATCCTTTATTGTATAAATAATAACATGCCAATAAACTATCTAAATTACATTTCAAACAATATAACAGCAAATACTGTTGTTTATACACCAAATACTACTAATGTTCAAGCAACAATAGTCGGTATGATCATATGCAACAACACAGCAAATACTGCGATTGCTAACGTAAAAATAATTTCCTCAACAACTTCAGCAAATATTATATCAAACTTATCCATTCCTGCTGGTCTCAGTCTTAACGTTGTTGACGCCAGTAAAATTATAGTTCAGCAGAATAATTCAATTGCAGTGACTTCATCACAATCAGTAGATGTTGTAATTTCATCAATTGAGGTAAGTTAATATGAGTTTTATAGGTCAACAACTACCCGATCAATCTATTTTATTAAATATTACAGCATCTACGACTGGTGTTGGTACGGTATTAAATACGACAGGTTTTGCATCTTTCACAGTACAAATATCAAATTCAAATACATCAAACTTATGGTCAGGTATCATTATACTAGAAGGTAGTAATGATAACGTAAATTGGACACCATTATTAGTAGAAAAAATAAATGAATTGTCGTTACAAACACAAATTGATACTGTTGGTTTATATTCAGTAAGATCGGATACGTTATTCATTCGTTATAATATACAAAATATTACCAATTCTTGTAATATTATTATAACAGGTAATTCAATTACTGCTAGTTCACCAGTAGATAAAGTCGCTTTAGCGATGGACGAATCTAATAATACCCCGTTGAATGTCAAATTGCAACTGCAGAACTCAGGTATTAAACAAGATGCATCAGGTGCGTTTATTCTGTCGGATGCACCAACTGCAATTACTACTGTTCAACTTGCTACTGGTGGTCAAACAATTATTGATACCACAGGGTATCAGACCATACACCTAACCACCAACTCAACTTTTGCTGCTACCGGCGGTGTGCAATTCGGTAATGATGGTATAACATTTACACAAGGTCCATTTCAGACGGCACAGGGGGCGTTGAGTACCACACTTACTGGACCTACATCTTATGTTATACCAGTAACAGGTAGATATGCCAGAATAATCGCCACTGCTCAAGGCCAATTTACATATTATTTAAGAAATGCCGCTGCACAGTTTACAGGCCAAAACCTAATAGGTATCAACGGAGCAGGAATATCCGCTACGACTGCTCAATTGGGTATGAACGTTGTTCAGGTTGGTGGTACTGCTACTGTCACAGGTGGTCTTGCTGGTACTTTGGGTGTTGGTAGTTCTGCTGCGGTGGGTGCTACCCCGACATCTAACCCATTATTAGCGGGTGCGGTTGATCCAACTGGATTGACAAGAAGAATTGGCTCAACGATGTTAGGCGATTTAACCATATCTAACAGAACAATACCAACAAGTAATGCTGCATTAGGTTCAGCAACAACAGGTAATGCACCGATTGCTACTGGTGGTTTCAATAATCAAGTATCCATTAGTGTTCAAGATACGTCTGTATATGAAGGTCTATCTCAAATTGAAATTTTAGGTCTTATTCTACAAGAAATGAAGATCATGAACCAGCAATTGTATGAATTACCACGTATTATGGCTGCTCAAATGAATGGGTACAGCAGTGCAGCAATTAATCCGCAACCGTATTTGGGTGACGAACCGACACAGATGAGAAATGATGCTTCTCTGTTTATTAACCAGCAGTAAATTTAGAAGTTTTATAAATATAAATAACTAACACACATAATAGTGTATTTAATTCTAAGGAGTTTTACAAAATGCTTATTCAAAACCAGGTCGGTCCAGTAGCGACTACCACATCAATTTCAGCAGGTTTACAATCACCTGCTCGTGCCGGTCAATTGGGTGACACCATTGTATCAGAACTGCATGGTCGTTATTACGAAACTGCATATCGCCGTAACTTATTTTTAGCAACATCACCTGCGGCTTCTGTTACTTCTGCTGGTATCGTTGCTTCGGCTGCGGCTTATACAGGCTTAGTATTGTATAATCCTGTAGGTAACTCGAACAACTTGGTACTGAACAAAGTTGGTTTGTCATTTCCGGTTACACCTGCTGCGGCTATCACTTATGGTTTAACAACTCTTGGTGTTGTTTCTGCTGTAGCAACAACTACTGCGGCAACGACTCGTAACTTGTTTCTTGGTGGTTCTGCTCCAACTGCACTGGCGTATTCTGTTGCTACCATTACATATTCGACTGCTGCATTACCTGCACACATTTTAGGTACTGTTGGTACTGGTGCTATTACTGTTTTTGGTCAAATTCAAGGTATGTACGATTTAGAAGGTAGTTTGGTTATTCCTCCAGGTTATGCTGCTTCGATCTACACATCAACTGCGTCTAACACGGCAGGTTTCTGGGGTTCGTTCCAGTGGGAAGAAGTGCCGATCTGATTATAGACGGTCACTCTTTATCGAGAAAGCACCTTCGGGTGCTTTTTTTGTTGCGTATAAATAGTTGATAAACAAACGGAAACATAATGGCAACTTCTCAATACTTTTCTAACTATTCCGCTAAAAACGAACAACGTGTGATAGAGGATATTATTATTGAATCTATTAAAATTCAAGGTTTTGATGCATATTATTTACCTAACGATAATGACGCGGCTCGGGATTTATTATTTGGTGAAGATCCAATTAAGAAATTTAAAACAGCGTTTACGCTAGAAATGTATTTGTCAAATGCGACCGAGTACATGGGTGAAAAAGAATTCTTTTCAAAATTTGGTCTTGAAATTAAAAATAACATTAATGTTATTGTTTCAAAAAGATCATTTACAGAGCGTGTTCCTCAAAATACATTTACACGACCACGTGAAGGTGATTTGATTTATGTACCTTTTCTAAATGGTACAGGTGAATTGTTTGAAATTAAATTCACAAATCAAAATAAAGATATGGCTATGCTTGGAAGAAAAGTCCCTTACTTTTATGAATTGGAACTTGAAAAATTCAAGTATTCACAAGAAGTCATTTCTACTGGTATACCCGATATTGATGCAGTTGTTACTGATTCTGCTTACACATTAAATCTTAATGTTTCTGCAAACGGAACTGGTAATTACACAACAACAGAAATTGTTTTCCAGTCAAACGATTCTACATTGGCTAATGCGTTTACATCTGCTACAGTTCAATCATGGTATGCACCTTCATTGTTATTAACTGTAACGAATATATATGGACAATTTACAGATAACATTACTATTATTGGTGCGTCAAGTAACGCACATTACACATTAGCTACGTTTGATCCATTACAAAACCCTGCGATTAAAGAGAATTATGATAATCTGTATATTTCTAATTCGGCAAATATTATTATAGATACATCTGAAACTAATCCATTTGGTAATATTTGATGGCTAATACATTCTATAACAGAAGCATAAGAAAACTTATTTTAGGATTTGGTAATTTATTTAATAATATTACCATGATTCGTTATGATCAAAATAATCTAGAGCAAGAAAGATTTATTGTACCAATTGCATATGCTTCAAAAGAAAGATATGTTATGAGAATTCAAGATGATCCCGACTTAGACAAAAAAGTTCAATTAACTTTACCTAGAATGTCTTTTGAATTAAACGGTATGAGTTATGATGCATCCCGTAAACAAAATACTAATACTAAAAATTTTGGACAAAATTCTACTACTGGAACAATTTCTTCTCAGTATAATCCTGTACCATATAATTTTGATTTCTCATTGTACTTATATGTTAGAAATATAGAAGATGGTATACAAATTATTGAACACATATTACCTTACTTTACTCCTGATTATACAATTAAATTAAATATGATACCAGAATTAGGTGTCATTAAAGAAATACCCGTTGTTTTTAATTCAGTTGATTATAATGTAGAATATGAAGGTGGTAGAGAAAATGATACCAGATTGATTATTTGGACATTAAATTTTACAGTAAAAGGATATATATTTGGTGGTGAAACAAATAATATTGGTCTAATTGAAACAGCCATTACCAATGTTTATAATATGTCAACATTTGGTACAGTTGCATTTAATGTTTATAATAATGGTGTAGGTAATTATCAGATGGGTGAAACTGTTTATCAGGGAAATAAAAATAATCCTATAGCATCAGGAAAAGTCGTTGCTTGGAATCACACACAATTACAACCTAATTCTGTGTTGGTATTAAATAATATTACTGGTAATTTTGTTTCAACCGCAAATATTGTAGGTACCATTACTAATGCACAATATACATTTAACAGTTATAGTGTGAATCCTACTCAGTTGGCTAAGGTCGTAGTCACACCTAATCCAATTACTGCCAATGCAAATAGTGCATACACATACACTACAACGATAACCGAAACACCTAGAGTATAATGATGACAAAATTTGATAAAAATATATGTACCATTTATAAATCTGTAAATAAAATAAATGGTAAATGTTATATTGGATTTGACTCAAATTGGCCTAGAAGATTAAAACAACACAAAGAAAAATACAAAAAAGAAAATAGAAAATTTTATGATGCCATTAAAAAATATGGTTGGAATAATTTTGAC